GCAAGTCTACAGGGCCTTATATTGGATAGGCATGCGCCGGCCCTACTTCGTGTAAATCTTGTAGTCTCACAGTTTCAAGAGTGGTATGATGTATTTGAAGTTACAGACACCAATAAATTATATATACCTCCTGAAAATCGTATCCAGATTTTCTAGAGAATCATAAGATCATTTAGGCGCCAATATTCGAAAGAGCCGTTTGGCATGGGGCGCTTTAGAATAAAGGGGAGGCGGCGCTGTTCGAGTTCTAGCTTAGCAATATCGCGAACATCTACAATATGTTCAGGAATCTGAATAAATGGGCGAGCACCTTGACTGAGCTGCGTTGCACGAAACCCTAGAATCTTTGTGCGCTCAAAGGTTGTTAAGAATGGAAGACTTTTGTGTGTATTTTTTGCTTCTCCTGTAGAAAGTTTCGGGATTACTTCTTCCACATACTCTAAAATTGTTTCAGGGTGATGCGAATATAAATATGCGAGAGCTGGGTCTGGTACATTATTTGTAGCTTCTACTTCATTTGTCCCTTCTACATCATTGAATTCCTCTAGAATATCAGCAACATTCTCGGTATCGAGGCCACCGCTTTCAATAATATCCCCTGTGTCCATATTTTATTCTATCTATCTGTAAGGTTAGGTAAACGTTCAAATTTTCGCATCATCCGCTACCTAAAAAATTAGATACTATTTTAATAGAGAGAGTAATAAGATGGATTCTCAAATTTCTAATTCTAGCACCGGTCAAGAGACCCAGACCTATCTTGTAAAAGATTATGAGTCTTTTGATGATATGCCGATCCCTGAGAATTTACTTCGCGGTATCTACACTTATGGTTTTGAGAAGCCATCTGCAATTCAGAAGAAAGCTATTGTCCCCATTATTGAAGGGCATGATATTCTCGCACAGGCTCAATCAGGCACAGGAAAAACAGGCACATTCTGTGTAGGGTCTATTGCTCGTATCGATCCTACAATTAAGGATACTCAAGTCCTGGTTCTAGTGCCAACTCGCGAATTGTCACAGCAGATTCAGAAGGTCGCGAATACTATTGGCCAGTATCTTCCTATTAAGGCATATTCTGCTACAGGTGGCACTCCTCTTCGCGATGATATTAGTGCTATTGAGAAGGGTGCGCAGTTTGTAGTAGGAACTCCAGGACGAATTTTTGACCTGTTGCGCCGTAATGTGATTCGCCGCTCTACAATTCGTATCCTTATTATGGACGAAGCCGACCAGATGTTAGAGGACCGGTTCAAGGAACAGGTAATGTGCATTCTTCAGCTCGGCTTCCCAGAGAAGACAAAGGTTGCTCTCTTCTCCGCGACAGTCCCTGAAGAGCTCATTGAGGTGGCAAATAATATTCTCCAGAATCCTGTGAAAATTCTGATTCCCCCAGAGCAAGTAACACTTGATGGTATTAAACAGTATTATGTATATGTTGAGAATGAAGAGTGGAAGTATGATGCGCTTATTGACCTTTATCAACAGCTAACAATCAATCAGGCTATTATTTATTGTAATAAGAGGCAAAAGGCGGAATGGCTCTCTGAGAAGATGACTGCTAATGGATTCACCTTAAACTATATTCACGGTGAAATGGATGTATCTGAGCGAAAAAAGCGAATGGACGATTTTCGTTCTGGAAATGCGCGTGTTCTTATTTCCACGGATCTTCTTGCTCGTGGAATTGATGTGCAGCAGGTTTCACTTGTTATTAACTTTGAACTCCCTCCTCAGCGCGAAAACTATATTCACCGTATTGGGCGCAGTGGTCGGTTTGGGCGCAAGGGCGCGGCTATTAATTTAATTAGCAAGGACGAGACAAATTCCCTAAAAGATATTGAAAAATTCTACTCAACACAGATTAATGAGCTACCAGCCGATCTAAACAGCATTAGTGTTTAGAGAGCGAACATCATAGCGGCAGTTAGGGCAGCGAACATTTGATTGAAACCAAACATCAATACATGAGCGGTGAAACAGATGACCACAGCCAGTAATTTTACGCACAGTTGCTCCAGTTAGCATTGTGTCGCGGCAAACTGCGCATTCCTGCTCGCTATCCACTGTAAGGGTCTCAACAGTAGTATTCTGTGCAAGTTGTGCGGTAGTGAGAGGGACTGGCACTGGATCCATAAAAGAACCAGTCTGAGGAAGTGTGGTTGTATAATATAGAATAGGGGCCAATGCAGGCTGTTGGGAGTTAGGATTTTGAATCAATCGCTGAATAGTATTTGTCAGGAGAGTTTCTAGAATTTCGGAATCTGATAGAGGAGCATCCTCATTATATTCAGGAATTGTAACTGGTGCTGGCCGGCCCATGCGACTCTGTAGAGGAGGAGGGGCCGCAGTAGGAGGAGGGGAGCGCGCGCGTCGTTGCCTTATAGGGGTGTATGGGGAAGAGTGAAAGGGTGGAGGGTGCGCTTGTTGATATAGGCGCTGCTGATTAGAGAACACATCAAACCGGTTACGCATCTGGTCCTGGACATACATCAATACATCACCAATGTTCTGAAACCGGTTAGGGTCATATAGAAAGGCAGGGAAATGGGTATGTAAATCATTGATTAGAGCGTTGCCATAAATATTTTGCTGTTGTGTCTGTTGCTGCATTTTATATTGTAAGTGACCTTACCAACCCGAAGAAAAATATTCAATTTTTATTTTTTGCCTTATAACATCATAGTTTAATAAGTTGAACTTTTAATATAAGTCCACACATAATTTTGTTCCTTTTTAATACAGGGCGCCTTGCATTTATAAAGAGCAGCATGCTTCTCAAAAGATTTATTCACAATTCCACGGAGCACCTCCAGATTATCCCACATTGACATGATAAATGTATCAACTTGTTCAACATTATTCTTAGCAATCTTTTCTTCCTTATATGTATGAATTCCTGTTCGCAGAATATCATTCCCAATTGTTACGAGGGTCATTAGAATCTGGTGAATATTATCCTTCTTCTCTCGGAGTTTTTCGCGATATTGAAGTCGCTGCTTCCATGTTTCCTCGTCTATTTCTTTGCGAAGATACTTAATATCAATATCTAGATTAGTATCCTCATTATTATCATCTATATAACCATAGCGAATCATATCATTTACATGATTTAACATCTGTACAACAGTCATAAAACCAGACCTTACATGAGTATTATAGATAATGTCAGAACATACAACTTTAGTAATTACTTGGTCTGGCCTATCTTTCATTTTTTTAATATATAACCCAATCTTCAAGAGATGTCTAGGGTCAATATTGTCTCCAATACCTGCACCCATACAAGGGTTATCGTCTGGATCGCGTGGGACAGCTCCCTTAGTCTGGCGCAAATATTCATAGTAGTGTGGATTATGAACCTTTACATTCGTGAGTTTTTTGCCGGTTTTCCAATCAAATGTTGTTTGGCACTTTGTACACCACATCTGGTCGCAACCAATTTCCTTATAAATCTCTGCTGCGCACTCGGGACAATTTCTACAGTCTTTCTTTTTGAGCTTTACAGATTCGATATTTTCTGGTTTACAGGTGTGGGCCGCTTCTCGGTCGGCACCTTTGATTTCATGGCAATCAGGGCAGACCCAAATAGAGCATAGGCCACACTTATATTGTGTACTCAGGAATCCGCGACAATCATCTGCAGGGCATGCCTTGTGAAATTCACGAAGTTCTGCCTGTTTCTTAATTCCATTTTTATTTACACCATCTGGCTCAATTCCATTTTTCAAAAGTCCCATATGGCTGATTTTTCTATCTAGAATATTTTGCTTTTTAGCAAGTTCAAGTTGTAGGGTTTCGACTTCATCCTGTAGGGGTGTAATCTCCTCAGCCATCTTCTCACCGCGAATAATCCGGTCTAGAATAACCATTCGCTGAGGAAGCATAGACCGTTCCCGAGCCATAAGAATATCCTCACGATGTTTCTTATATGTTTCAGTCATGAATACATTTGTGAAATAACCGGCCATAAATTCACGATTCCAGGATTTCTTACAGTTCAAGCAGTGAGCATCTTGAACGGAACCCAATAGATATGTTTCCTGGCACTCAACACAGGCACGATAATTACAGAATATACACTCAACAGGCTTTTTACGCGGTTTCTTCTGGAAATTGTCGGTGCAAACACCGCATGTTTCATCCTTCTCAATAGTGAGCGCAACCTTTGGTAGCTTTACAATACGATTTTTTGCTTTTGGGGCAGGAGTCGGTAAAATTGAAGCCATTTTATTCTTGCTTCTTTAGGTAGAAAGTGGCGTCTTCAATTTTTAGCGAGTCTAAGAAGTATTTATTTCATATATAGTATGGAATCATCACAACAACCGCAGCCCCAACAACAGAAAAAGAACAAGGGCGTAATTGGTATCGCAAATGTTGGTAATACCTGTTACGCAAACTCCGCAATTCAGCTCCTTCGTCATTGTTCAGAATGGTCCTCTTTCTGTCTCCAAGGTCTCGCCGAGAAGGAAATTACAGACCTATCAGGCAATTCAGCAAAAGTTCTCCTCGGATATCTAGATCTTTTGAAACCACTCTGGTCTGGCTCTCACCCTGCACATATTCAGCCAGGTGGATTTTGGCAGATGATGACCGAGGTTCTAAAAGGAACAATTTATGAAGAATTTCTTCACAGAATTCCACATGATGCTCACGAATTTCTAACTTGGCTTCTAGATCAGCAATTTATGGCTACACAGAAAGAACGAACCTTTGTTATTACAAGTCCAGATGGCACAATGGCACACGAGGCTGTTAGCGCATGGGTACAGAGTTTCAAAAAAGCATATTCACCCCTTACAGACCTGTGTTTCGGACTGATGCGAGTTACTACCTGCTGTGAGACATGTGGTCACAAGTCAAATAGTTGGGAAACTTTCAATATGTTGAAGGTACAGCCTGCATGCGAGGGCGAGAATACTATTGAGGCAATGTTGAAACGCGAACTGGAGCCAGAGCGAATTGATGAATATGCCTGTGATAAGTGCGCACCGAAGAGGGGGCCCGCCACACGAACCCCAATGATTTGGCGCCTGCCGCGCAATCTGTTCGTTGTGTTGAAGCGATTTAATCCAAATGGAAGCAAGAATCAAGCGGCAGTCACATATGGCGGTGAGCAACAATCATTTGAGTATGTGTTTGCGCCTGAATCACCAGAAGTGAGCAAGAATTATAAATACAATCTATATGGCACGGTTGATCATCATGGACACCATATGGGGGGACATTATACATGCCAG